GGGGCTGATCGGTTGCCCGCTGCTCATCTCCGCCGCCGACCCGAGGGCAGCCGCTTTCACCCCGTCGAGGAGCTGCGCGCTGCTGCTCTCCTCCGCCTGGCCAAGGTCCGCCGTTCTGGATGGCCCGAAGTGGCCGGCGCTGTCGGCCTCGGCGGCTTGGGCCACTGGCCTGGCCTTGACCGGGGTGACCGCGGCCACGCTGCCGGCTTCGGAGGCTTGGCCGATGAACGTCGCCTTGGAGTAGGCGACCTCGCCCGCACTGCCGGTTTCGGAGGCTTGCCCCATCTGGCGCGTCTTGAGCTCGGCGAGCGGCTGCGCCGCGCTGCTCTCTGCCGTCTGCCCCAGGGGGCGGGCCTTCGCCCGGGAGATGTTCTCCGCGGCCTCGATTGTGGCCGCTTGGCCGAGGAGGGTGGATCGGTTGGGCTGCTGAGAGTAGGCGGTGCTGGCCTCCTCCGCCTGGCCGAGGAGTGCGGCCTTCACCGCGGCGGATGGGGCGGCAGTATCCGTCTCGGCGGCCTGACTGTAGGGGATGGCGCGGAGCGGCCGGATGGGCTGCCCGGCGTCCGCTTCGACCGGCTGGCCGAGCGCGGCGTGTTTCACCGGGTCGGCGGCGAGGGCGACGCTGGTCTCCTGCGCTTGGCCGAGGGCAGTGGCTTGCGTGCGGGCGAGCACGGAGGCGCTTCCGGTTTCAGCGGCTTGAGCGAGGGGGGCGGCGTGGCGACGTGTCAGGGCGTGCGCGGTCACGGCTTCGGCAGCCTGCGTGAGGATGTCCGCCTTGGCGCTGCGGACGGCGCCCGCTGTGCTGATCTCGGCCGCCTGGCCGTAGGGGCGGGCGTGGCGGGGGCGGATGGTTTGGCTGGTGCTGGTCTCGGCGGGCTGCGCGAGGGTCCGGGTCTTGGCCCGGGCGGCGGGTGTGGCGGTGTCGGCTTCGACTGCTTGGGCGACGGGCCGCTGGTGGTTGGGGTGCACGGTCTGCGCTGTGCTGGCGGCAACCGCCTGCCCGAGGGGGCGGCTCTTGACCGGGGTGATTACCCCAGCGGTCTCGGCAGCGGCGGCCTGGCCGAGGGCGCGGGCCTGGGTGCGGGCGAGCACGGAGGCGGTGTCGAGGCTGGCTGGCTGGCTGAGCAGGACAGCCTTGGCGGCGACGACGCGCAGCGCGTCGTCGCCTTCCGTAGCCTGGTTGAGCGAGGTGCTCTTTGTCTCGGCAAGCTGCTGCGCGGTGTTTGCCTCGGCGGGCTGTCCCAGATCGATGAACGTTGCGGAGGCGGGCCGCCAGATGGGGTGACGGCGGCCGCCCCAGGAAATGGGCGGCCCGTCGACGGTGATACTGCCGGCACCGCCGGACAGGGTGCGCCCGTTGCCGCTGTAGTCGGCGAGCTCTGTGGTCAGGAACGGATACCAGCAGGTGAGGTTCGCGGTTCTTTGCGGCTGGTACGTCCACGATTCCTGGTGCATTTGCGGGGTGGTCAGGTTGACGCCGTGCCACATCTTGAGCGCGGCCACGTCGCCGTTCAACCACTCGGCGGCGAACCCGCTCTCGCCGATGAGCAGCGTCTGCGCGTTGACCGTCGCCGTGCCGGAGGTCCACGACCCGGAGGTGAACGTGCTGCTGTTGGCGGCCCGCCACTCCCAGTTGCCGTTGACGCCGTTCATGTTGATCGCGAAGTAGTACCAGGTGCCCACCGTCAGGGCGGCGCTGTGCGTGCCCGTCGAGCCGTTGGTGTCGTAGGTCTCAACGGTGGTGCCATCGCTGCGGGTTTGGAACCCGAACAGGTCGCTGCTGCTTGAGCCCACGTCCCAGAAGGTCGAGAACCCGTTGCGGTCTGCGTTCAACCGCACCCAGCAGGTGACGGCAAACTGGGAGATCGAACCCAACGCCAGCGCCCGGCTGTGGTTTTGCCCGTCCGCCCGATACCCGACAGCCACGCGGCATCCCCGATCAGGAGTCGGAGTAGGACAGCACAGCCTTCTTCAGCCAGGCGTCGCCGGCCATGGTGTCGTTCGCGTGGCCGCCCAGCCGGGCCAAGCGCAGCCACACCTCGTCGCCCGCGGCGAGACTGTCGAGGTTGCTGATGGTGATCGTGGCCCGCATCAGCCGTTTCGCCGTCGTCCCCAGATGGGTGTCGTCGACGGTGAGAGCGGTCGCGTACGCCTTAGTCTCCGGGTCCTGGCTGTCAGTCTCCGGTGTGATGGCGGCGATCGCCGCCTCCCACCGCACCACACCAGTGGTCGCGGTGGCCGCACCCCAGATGATGTCGAGGGAGAGGTCGCCGGACCCGTAGGCAAACGCAGTCAACTCCCAGTACGCGGCCTCGGTGGCGGACGCGTCGTACGCCAGATATTTGACCGGGCCGTTGGTGCCGTTGTTCTTCAGCAGCTGCGGGAACGCCGCTGACCCGTACTGCGCCTCATCCGGGTGCAGTTCGCGGGGGATGGTGCTCATCAGTCGGTGTCCTCGTTCGCGCGAAGCTTGTTGATGCGCCGCCACAGCACGTAGCCGAACAGCTGCGCTTTCATCGCCGTGGTCGCCGCCGAGCGGAACGGCTGCGGCAACGCCGAGTTGAAGCTGGCCTGGTTCGCGTCGATCCAGTCGTCAATCGCCGCGATCGCCGCCACCAGGGCAGGCTTATCCACAGGGATCGGGTCAGTGTTCTCCCGCATCCACTGCGCCAGCAGCCGGGCCCGCCCGGTCGCGTCGAGTGCCACTGGCTACGCCGCCCGCAGCAGTCCGGCGGCGGCGACCACCGCGGTGACGTCGGTGCCGTCGGGGGTGAACACAAAGTCGTGCTTCGACACGGGCACGATGTCGGCGTCGGTGCCGCCGGTGGTGTCCGGGTCGTAGCACCACAGCAGCGCGCTGACCGCGTTGCCTGCGGTGCCGGTCCACGTCTGGTCGGGGGCGTCGATGTCCACCCTGTCGTTGGTGTCGTCGACGGTGATGATGATGCCCGAGTTGACGGTCTTGCGGCCGAGCGTGGTCTGCTCGTTCGACGTGCCTGCCAGCAGGGTGGCGAGGGTGTCGTGGTCCTTCAGGGTGCCGTCGGCTTCGATGCCGGTGGTCTCGATGGGGACGACGATGAGGGCGTCGTTGGTCGCGGGCAGGCTCGCGTAGTGCTTGATTATGCCCTTGGCGATGTTGAAGATGAAGTCAGCCACGGTCGTCACCGCTCTCCACGCGCTTGCACAGCCACTCGGTGTAGTTCGGCTTCGGGTTGCCGTCGCCGTCGACCTCGCCTTCGTGCACACCGAACCCGGTCACCTCGTAGGTGACGGGGTCGCCGTCGGTGCCGATGGTGAGCCGCAGCCCAACCAGGCCGGTGCCGAGCTCGCGGCCGATGAACGACACGGGCAGCGTCTGCAACTCTGGCCAGTCGCCGCGGATGGACACGGAACCGTCGCGGCCCCGCTTCAGCATGATCGCCCTACCCACGGTGCTCTCCTTCGATGGGGACGGTATAGGTGAGGACCAGGCCGGAGCCGTCGTCGGTGCTGGCGACCGACGTACACGTCGCTTCACCCGTCGGTATGTGACCAGCGTGTTCGGCAGCCGTAGCGGCGGCGATCGCGTTGGCCTGGTGCCAGGCGGCGTCGTCGAGGTAGAGGGCGGGCTGGCGGATCGTCAGCGACCACTCGTAGACGGGGCTCGCCGGAGGGGCGGGATCGGGGCCGGGCGGGTCGACAACAGGAGGATCGTCGGCGAGGGCGGGCGGGTCCGGCTTCTCGTCGTCCGGCCAGTCGTCGTCTACGGGCGTCGACTCGATGGGCACGGCCGCGGTCGGCTCGTCGCCGCTACCCGGGCATGTGCCGCCTTCGGGGCCGTCGTGCTTGAAGAGCTTCTTGCGGGTCGTCAGCGGAATGTCGTCCGCCTCGCACTCGCCGCACCTGCCGCGCTCTGCGCTCACCCGCGCACTCCATCCCTTGTTGTCTCGTCTCGAGGGTGCCGCCCCCACCCGAACCGGGCGAGGGCGGCCTTCCCTGCACCCTCAGGGCTTAGAGGTCTTCCAGCACGGCGAACGCCTTCTCGTGGGCGACCGCGAATCCGCGGCGAGCCCGCACCTTGAGGATGGCCTGGTCGGTGAGGAAGCCGATGCCGGTGTCGGCGCCGGCGACGAACGACTCGGGGCCGCTCCGCACCCCCTTGTAGAGGTAGTCGCGGTTGCCGACGATCAGCAGCGGGTTGCCGGCCGGGGTGGATGTGTTGGTCGCGTGCGTTTTCGCGCCCAGCGACCAGGCGATCTCGTGGCCGAACAAGGTGGACGGGGTGCCGCGGTCACCGCCCTGCCCAGCCACGAAGATCGGGTCACCCTGGGAGTCCTTGATGCCGCGCAGCTTGGCCTTGTACGCGGGGTGGGCGATCACCAGGGCACTGGACTCGTCCCAGTAGTCGGACTCCTCGACCAGGCCGAGCACTGCGGACAGGTTGTCGTAGGTCACCGCAGAGCCGCTCGCGCTGGCGACGTAGTTGGCATCGGCGGTGTAGGACGTCTCGGAGTTCGTGGTGCGCAGCGACTTATAGAGCGAGGTGAAGAGGATCGTGGTGCCGTTCTCCGTACCCGTGCAGCCGAGCGCCGCCTGGTCGTAGAACTTGGCGAAGCTGATGCCCCAGTCGATCTTCTTGGTGTTGATGACGTCGACGAGGGTGCTGTCCTTGATGTCCTCGTCGTCGAGGCGCAGCGCCTTGCCCATCTTGCGGGCCTTGAGGATGACCTCGTCGTTGTTGGAGGCGTCCTCGCCGTAGGTGCCCCCATTGGGGATGCCTTCGACGTCCATGCCCGCGGAGCGGGGGACGCTGCGGGTCTTGGTGGACATGGTCCACGGCCGGGCCACACGCTCGACCACGCTCATTCGGTTGACGCGCTGGATGACCTCGGAGGAGTACTCCTCCGGGATCCAGTCGTCGACGTTGTTGACGGCGCCACCGCCTGCGAGGCGGATGGGCTGCCCATCCTTGCGGTAGCCGATGATGTCGCCCGGGTCGGGCATGAAGCCGATGGGGCTGAGCCAGCCGTTCTTGCGGGCCACGGTCGGGTCCTCCGGATTTGGTGAGTCACTGGTGGGTGGCCCGTCCGGGTCCGTCGCCGCCCGCCCCGTCCGGGGCGGTCTGATCAGGAGATCGTCACCGTCTGCGAGGAGCGTTCAGCGCAGCACGCGGGGTTCCGTCGGCGGGCGGGGACGTAAGTCGTCTTTTCTGCTCTACTCCCTGGCGCACTCGCCGAAAGATCGATGCCCGTTGAAGGAAGACCGCACTGCACCTGGTGCCCGGCTACGGAAGAGCACCTGACCATCACCGACTGGGAGGCGGCTCACACCCGGCTGGTGGAGATCGAGCATGGCCAGGGCCCATGGCCTATCCACCGTCGCGACCATGTGCAGGCCTCGGTGATGTATCGCTGCGGAAGCTGCGGCCGTTCGGGGCAGGTGGGGGTGGGCGAGGAGTACCGGCCGCCAGGCATGGCCTGAGACGGGCAGTGCCCGGCGGCTCGCGCTACCCCGCCGGGCCCTGCCTGTCAGCTCTTACCGAGCAGCTTGGCGGCCTGCTGCTCCGACGCGGTCAGCTCCTTCACCTGCGGCTTCTTGTCCGCACCGTCGGCGCCGCCGCGCGGCACCCGCCGCTCCGGCTTCTTCTCCGCCTCGGGGTCGGCGAACAACTCCGGCCACTCCTTGCGCAGCGAGTCGAGCTGGGCGTCGAGGCCGGTCACCTCACCGTCGTCGTCGATGTCGATCTCCGACAGGTCCAGCAGCTTCAGCGCACCCTTGACCCGGCCTGGCCTCACCCCCGCCTCCAAGAGTCCGGCCCGCACGCTGATGGGCTTGTACTTGGCGTCCGCCTCAGCCTGCGCCGCCTCGCGCGCCTCCCGAGCCGCGGTCTGGTCGGCGTCCTCGTTCTTGCGGCGCAGCTCCTCCAGTTCCCGGTTCTTGTCGCGGAGCTCCTTCTTCGCCCGGTCCCGCGCGGCGATGGCTTTGGTCAGCTCGCCGCGGGAAACCTTGTCGTCGCCCTTCTCCTTCGATTCCTCCGCGTCTCCGCCGGTGTCGGCGTCGCCCTGGTCGTCGTCGCTCTGCTCTTCGACGTCGCCGTCCTGCCCCTCCTCGGGGGCGTCGTCATCCTCGGCGCCGCCGAACACCGGCCACACCGCCCGACCCGAGGGCAGCACGGCGAGCGCACGCAGCCCCGTCCACGGGTGAACCGGCAACACGCCATCCTCAATCACGATGTCCATCGCTGATCTCTCTCCTCATCAGGGGCGTCGTCCGACGCCACCAGGTACCATCCGGCCGCGCGGGAACCGGCCCACACGCACCGCATCCCGCCCATACGCCTCCACCGACCGCGGCAACCCCGCCCCGCGGCGCAGCAACCGCTCCGCCGCCCGCAACCGGGCCGCCGACGACTCCGACGGCAGCGAGAAGCCACGCACCACCGACCGGCGCGCCTCCCGCTGCAGCGCCGACGACGCCGCCCGCACATCCCCCCACACCGGCCGCGGCCGGCACCGGCACCGCGGATGACGGGGCGGCAAACCGGTGAACCCCGCCCACTTCAGCGGCTTATCGCCGAACGTCACCGAGGCGGGAAACCGGCGGCCGACCGGCATGACGTGGCCAGACAGGGCTTGGCAGTGCAGGCAGCCGTCCCGCTCGGCGACCCACATCACCCCGTCCGCGGCGAGCTGCCGCCCCGCCTCAACCGCGCCAGCCGCCGCAGCCTGGTTGACGGCGGTGGCGGCGACGCCCTCCAACCGCCGGACCGCCCGGTCCGCGACCCGGCGCCGCTCCTCCGGGCCAGCCGGGCGGAGGTCCTCAGCTGCGCGGCCCACCGCGGCCTGAACATCGCGCTCGACCGGCACTGTCCGCGCCAGCCGGGCCGGCACCCGCACCGCGGGAGCTCTCCCCCGACGGCGGGCCCGGCGGGGGCGGCGTCGCGCCGCACGAGCGGCGGCTTCCGCGATTCCCGCGCCGAGGCGCAGCGCCGCCCGAACTGCGGCCCGCACCAGCTCCACCACCGTGCGGGCCACCGCCGCCAGCGCGGCCGCGGTGACCCCGGAGGCGAGCGCCCTCTGCGCGACGTCGCGCACCCGGGCGGTAGTCGTCTCCTCCAGCTGCTCCAGGGCGGCGGCGACGGTCTCCTCGGGGGTCACTGCTCGTCCCCGGGCGGCCCCACGTCGGGCTCATCCTGGCCATCATCGGGCGGCTGCTGGTCGCCGCGGCGAACATCCTGGTCCTCGTCGTCGCCGCGCCATCCGTCGGGCCCGTTCGGCTGCTCCTCCGTGTAACCCCACGCGTCGACCTGCTTGTCGGTGTAGCCAGCCTCCAGCAGGCTCTGCCTGACGGGAACACCGGCGTCCTGCTTCGCGAGAACCGCCTGCCAAAACTCCAGGTCGCCGGTGGTTTGAGCGGGCGCCCACTGCACCATCACCTTCGCGGTGATGTCGAGGATGCGCAGCGCGAACTCGAACGCGTCGCAGCTCGTCGACCCGAACGACCGCTGACGGGCGCTGATCTTCTTCACCAGGGGGGCGTCGTCCGCGCGGATGCTCTCACCGGACGGCACATCCCCGCTCGGGTCGAACCAGCGGAACGGCGTCGTGGTCGTGGCGGCCATGAACCGGGTGTGCAAGCCGATCGGCTTGATGAACGCGTCCGGGTCAGCGGCGGAGAACTCCATCAACTCCTTGTAGCCGCGCAACGTCCACAGGGAGCCGGGGTGGGCGACGAGCTGGGATTCACGGTCCCCGGGATCGGTTTCGTCGTCGTTGCCCCAGTCGATGTCGTCGTCCGAGCTGGCAGTGGGGTCGAGCAGGCCCGCCCGCTGGGGGAAGGCGGCGAAGTCAGAGGTCGCCATCTGGTTGACGACGAGCTTGGTGACGGCGTCTTGTGGCCCGTACGCCCGCTTGTGCTCGGGCCGGCCGTACGGTCGGCGGGTCCTGAAGTGGAAGACCGGGATCTCGCCGTGCGGGTTGCCGATCCACCCGCGCTCGTCAGTGTCGTCGTCGACGTAGGGCTCGAAGTCGGCTTCCTTGTCGCCCTTCGCCCCCTCCTTGGTGATCCACTTTTCGAAGTGGTCGGGGTAGTAGAGGTTGACGCGGACCCGCTCCTTGGCGCCGAGGCCTTCGCACCAGGACTTGATGGCGAGTTTCTTGCGCCGCGGGTTTTCGGGGTCGTAGATGATCCGCATGGTCAGCGGGCTGTTGTAGAACACGTCGACTGTGGGCTGTCCGTCGTCGGTGTCGTCGCCGTCCCAGACGAACAGGTAGCAGTCGCCGTACTGGAGCGCGTTTTCGAGGACCTGCGGCATTTCGATGTCGAGCTCGTTGGGGTCCCACACCCGGTCTCGGAGGGCGGCAGTGTGTTCGTCGGGTTCGCAGACGATGGCGGCGATTTCGAGGCGGTCGAGGACGGCGTCGACGGGGCGGGCGGCGAGGTTGGGGGCGAAGTCGCCGCGGGTACCGTTGAGGAGTTTCTGCACCTTGGGGGAGCTGAATTTTTCGGGCGCTTCGCCTTCGTAGTAGCGTTCGGCTTTCTCGTAGGCGGGGCGGGCGTCGCGGAGTTCGGTGAGGGCGAGCATCAGGTCGTCGTTCACGCCGAGGCCTCCATCGGGACCTTCACTGGTCCTTCGTGGGGCCGAACATGACGCCAGCACACCCACGGCTCACCACGGCCAGGGTTGGCGTCCTCACGCTCCAGCTCGACGACGGCATACACGACCTCATCAGCACGGAGCAGTTCGTCGCATTGCGGTGCGCAGCAGGGGTCCCCCTCGCGAGCCGCCCGTTCGAAGTTCGCGGCGTTCCGCCTGTGAGGCGTGGTTTCCGCCCATGGGCCCATGAGGGTGTAGGTCTTGGTATGCGTGCGGGTCATGCTGCGCCCTTCACGTAGTCGGAGGATGAGCCGCCGACCCGAAGCTTGGGCCGGTCCAGGAAGTAGGCGACGCCCGCGCCGATCGCGTCGACCAGGTCGTCGTGCAGCACACGCGGAAACGCCTGCATCTGCTCCTCCGCCTCAGGGAACTTCGAGGCGTGCAGGACCCGGCCGCGCTGGTAGTGGTTGAGCAGGTTCGCGGCCCGCACCTTCTTCGGCACCGACTCGGTGTGCACCAGCAGCCGCACCGGCAGGTCGTGCAGCACCGACCGCCACGTCTGCCCGCCCTGGTTGACCTCGATGCGGACCGCGCCAATCTCCGGGAACGCGGCCAGCAGTTGCAACACGCGGTCGCGGAGCGCGGCGGGCGGCAGCCGGAACGCGCGGGCGTAGCGGACCGCGCACCGCGGCAGCTTGCCGGGTTCGAACGCGACGACGGCGAGCCCGTAGAAGTCGCTGTTCTTCCCGTCGGTCACCGCGGGGTCGATCTGCAGCAGCACCCGGGTGGCTTGGACGTCGCCGTAGGTGAAGTCCTCCGGCGTCCAGTAGTCGCCGTCCAGGCTGATGGGCTGGTTCTTGAAGTTCTTCTTGAACGACCGGGTGTGCTCGATGCTTTTCAGGTAAGCGAGCGGCCACTTGCCTGGCCAGATGCTGCGCTCCCGGCCGTCACCGGTTTTCACGATCGGCTCGAAGTAGTGGACCCGGAACCCCTCGGACGTGATCCACTCGGGGACCGGTTCGGCGGTCGTCACCGTCTTGATCAGCTGGTGGACGATGGAGCCGGGCATGGTGACGGTGCCGACGAGCGCGAGGTGTGATCGCTCGTTCATCGGCATGACCGTGTCGGTGATCGTCGTCAACCTTTTCTTCGCCTGGTACGCCGAGTACGACGACTCGTCAGGCTCGACGTCGTCGAGAATCAGCAGGTCGGGGCGCCGGTTACGGGGGTCGACCAGGCCGAGAACCTCGGAGTCGAGGCCGCGGGCGGCAAAGGAGAAGCCCGACTTGGTGTGGAGCATCTGCTGGGAGTCGGCGACGTTGCCGCCGGACGGGCGGCGGGCGGGCGCGCACAGGTCCGGGTAGTCCTGGCGCAGCAGCACGTTGGTGTCGAGCTCCCGCTTGAAACCAGCCAGGTGCGTCTCCGCCTGGGTGGCGGAGGAGGAGAACGCGGCGATGAAGTGCAGGTGGCCGTGCGCGGACGCCCACAGCGGCAGCGCCTTGAACAGGATCGTGCTCTTGCCGCACTCCCGGGGCGCGACGAACGCGTGCCGCTCCTCGCGGGGGCCGGGCCGGCGGAGCCATCGGCGACCGTGTCGGAACAGAGCGAGGTGCAGGTCGGCGAAGCTGATCTCACCTTCGGGGCTTTTCAGCAGGTGGCTGAGGTAGAGGAGGGCGAACAGCAGCGGGTCGAGGCGGGTGAGGGTGCGCCGCCCTTCGCTGGTTTCGAGGAGGCGCGGGTTGATGTGGCTGATGTAGGCGTCGAGGTTGAACGTTTCGGCGTCGACGTCGGCGAGGTAGGTGTCGGCCTGCTCGACCAGGGCGGTGGTCATGCCCGTGTCAGGGGGTTTCGCCCTTGAGGCGGGCTTCCTCCGCGGCCTGCTTGGCTTTCGCTTCGCTGACCATCTGCGCGAGTTCGATGTCGGCGGGGTCGACCTGGTGGACTTGCGCGTCGACCTTGACGGCGGCGTCGAGGCCCAGCAGCTTGGCCCGCCGTTCGCTGATCTTCACCAGGCGGTCGATGGCCTGCAGTACGGGGCCGTCGTCGAGGAGCGGCTTACCCTCGTCGTCGCGGACGATCCGGCCCTGCTGGGCGACCACATGATCTCGGGCCAGGACTTCGTACGCTTTCACGGCGAGGCCGTCGAGGCGGTCGAGTTCGACCTGCCGGTACTGGTCGGCGAGCGGGTCGAGGCGTCCGGCTGCGTAGTCGTTGACGCGGTCGTGGACGGTGGAGACGGACAGGCCCATGTCGGCGGCGATGGCGCGGAACGACCGGCCTTGCAGTCGGAGTTCGTAGGCGCGGTGCGCTTGTTCGGCGACCTGTTCGGCGTTGTGTTTCGTGGTGGCTTTGTGTGTGCGTGACATCCGTCGGTCCTCCGCGTGGCCGTCCGGCCTGCTGGGGTGCCTGCCTGTCCGGGCGGGCGCCTGTGCGGGGTAGATCGGCGGGGCGGAGGAACGGCGTTCAGCGAAGGCTTTCGGCTGTCACCAGGGCGGGCGGGAGAAGGGGCGGCGGCTTCTCCCAGGCGATCAGCGTTTCTGTGCGCCGCGCGGTTTGGCTTCGATGCCGTTCTCGCGGGCGAGTTTCCGCACGTAAGCGTCAGTAAAGGGCGATCGGGCGACGACATCGGTGGGGCGTTCGCCAGCGCGGAGGGCGGCGAGGACGTCGGAGATGACGGCCTGGCGGGATTTCTCGTGCGCGGCTTCGGTTTCGCGGTAGTGGCGGGTGCTGGTGTCGAGGGCTTCGAGAGGCTTGTCGGTACTCATACGCAAGAGGGTACCGCAACAGTGTTGCGCTTCAAGGAATCATTGCGCTAGCGTGAAGCGCAACACAGAAGCGCAACACGGGAGCGTAAATATGAGCGGCGCCAGCATCCAGGTCACCACCCGAGAAGCCGCCGCCGCCCACCGCATCTCCCTCCGCACCGCCCAGCGCTGGGCCCGCGACGGCAAACTCAACGCCGCCAAGAACGAAGCCGGCCGCTGGGTCATCACCCTCACCGCCGACGTCACCGACTTCAAGCCCGCCGCCATCGACAAGGCCCGCGAACTCATCGAATCCGGCGGCATCCTCCCCACCAGCCGCCCCGGCATCTACACCGCCGTCAGCTCGGACGGCGCCGTCACCTACCTCGCGCACCGGTGCGGCTGCTCCTGCCCGGCCGGAGCCCGCGGCAAGCACCTCTGCTACCACCGAGCCGCAGCCGCCATCCTCGCCGCCGCCACGCGGCGCGCGGCCTGATGTTCGGATCAGCCCTCCGCCAGAATCAAGCATCGACCCGCAGGGAGAAGACCATGGATTTCGCCGCGTTGACCGGCCCTGAGCTGGACGCGTACATCGACGCCGAGGTGGCGTTCGTCGACCGCGTATGGAAGGAGCAGCTGGCGGCCGGGCGCAACCCGCTGCTTTCCGCCTCCTGCTACCGGGAATGGCGCCTGGAGGTGCTCAAGGTGTGCTCGTGCGGCGCGACCACGGCCGGGTGTCGGGTGCACGCCTCAGCCTGAACGTCTCGCGCTTCTTTGCCCCCGCTGATGTTCGGCGGGGGTTTTCGCGTATCACCAGGATGGCTCAGCGGGTGCGTCCCCAGCTGCCGCCTGCCGTCTGGCCCGCGCCCGGTCGGCGAGCACGAGGGCGAGCGCGTCGCAGTCGTCAGCGGTCAGCCGCCCGCGTGGAAGGAGCCACAGGTCGCCGGTGTGCGGGCAGTCGAGCAGGTCAACGGGCGGGGCTGAGGTGGGGGCGGGCACACACTCATTGTCCCAGGGCGGGCGGGGTCGCCGGGGCGCCCGGCTCGGCGAGCAGCGGAGCACCCAGCAGGTACAGCTGGTCGGCGTGCCGCAGGATCTCCCGCCACGTCATCGGCGCTTGCGGGTCTGCTGCATCGAACCAACGGCGGCCCCGGATTCCGCCGCTGCCGTCGTCGCGGACGATCACCCGGTACGCGCCAGCGACACGCCATACGAGGACGGTGCCGTCTGCGGGCTCGGCGGTCACTGGCCACCTCCCAGTCCGCTCGGGGCTGTAGTGCCCTGTGAGGTTCGCGGCGCCTCCGGGGCGCCCTGGACCCTCAACACGCCACGTTCGGCTGTCAGCGTTCGATCTGACCCCGCCTGCGGCGTGCGGAGCACGTACGGCTTCCCGCACTGCCCGCTGCGCACCGGGGCGGTGGACGTCGAGCTGTGCCAGTGGGTGCGCCCGCACCAGGGGCAGACGACCGTGACGAGCCGGTCGCCGGCGGGGCGGGCGGTCGCCGAGCGGGTGATGAGGCAGATTTCGACGGGGCCGCCGCCGGGCTGGCAGGCGACGGAGCATGGCGTGCACAGGCCGTCGTCCTCATCGCGGCCACACACCAAGCAGCGGGGGTTGCAGACGCTGCGCAACGGGGCGGGCAGGTCGAGGGTGTGGAAGCGGCGGCGCGGCTTCAACGGCGGCGCCTGGGTGGGAACCGTGGGGGCGGGAGCATCCCAGAGGGCGTCCTGGCCCGTCGGCGGGGCGAGGGTGCGGGTCACGAAGCACCCCTGGGCGTTGTGAGGGCGCGGACGTGGTCGCCGAGGTCGGTGATGACGTCCCGGGCGCGGGCCTCATCCATGCCGAGGGGGCCGATCAGGTGGCGGCGGTAAGCCTCGTCGAGGTCGGCGGCGGCGAGCACGGTCAGCGCCGCGGAGGCGTGGTCGCGGGCATCAGCGGGGCTCCACTGGCCGACCTGCTGGCCGCCGATGTGGACGGCGAGGAAGCCGTGGCCGTTCGCGGCGATGCCGGGGGTCAGGCGCAGCGGCGCGGTCGCCCCGTCGTTGAGAGGCGGCCGGTCGGCGCGGAGGTCGGCGATGGTGTGGCCGGCGGCCTGGAGGTCGACACCGGCGGCGACGAGTTGCCGCAGGACGGCGGCGTCGTGCTCGGCGCGGGTGGCGGCGGCGACGACCTCGGCGGCGTAGGCGAGGCCTGCGGCGCGGTCGAGGATGCGGGCGGTGTCGTCGTTGTAGTGCACGGCTGTCACGTACGTGCCGTTGGGGAGCGGGTCGGATTGCACCCAGATGGTGGGGGGTTCCGGCGCGGTCATGGTCCTTCTTCCTGAAGCTGGGTGGTGATCTGGTCGGCGAGGGCGTGGCATTCGGTGCGCAGGTCCTCAGGCAGGTCGGCCAGCACCTTCCGGGCGTGGGCGTCGGTGCGAGTCGTCGAGTAGGCGACCACCACACAGCCGGCTGCGCGGCGGGCGAGGCTGCCGCCCGGGGCCTGGTCGGCGAGGGTCTGGGCGCGGGCGGCGACGGCCGGGTTGGTGGTCATGGCTCGTCCTCCAACCGGCATGCTGCGCAGTAGGAGCATGGGCAGTCGGAGTAGTAGCCGTTGTCCACGAGCCACCAGCAGCGCCACCTGTTGCCGCAGGTTCCGCATTCGTAGATCCCCACGACGTAGAGCAGCGCCTGCTCCGAGCGTCCTTCGCGGTCGTCACGGGTAAGGAAAACCGGAGTTGTGTGCCAGTCGGGCCGGTTGGCCCGACGGCATGGAGTGCACCCGTCTCGGTAGTGCACGAGCTGGATCCCGTGACTGGCGACCGGCGGCCCGGCCATGCCGTTGCTGGTGCGCCACTGCCGCCATTCGTGGAGCAGCATGTTCGACTTCTGCGTGTTGCAGGAAACGCAGGCGCTGCCCAGGTTGGCGCGGGCGTTGGTGCCGCGCGGGAGAGGGGGCGGATGTGGTCGACCTCGAAGGGGCCGAGCAGGTCTCCGCAGTAGCGGCAGGATTTCGCGGCGAGGACGTCGGCGCGGTTGGCGTCGGAGACGTCGCTCTTGATTCGGGTGGTCATGGGGCTCCTTGGGCGGGGATTTTGGTCACGGAGCGTGCTGTTCGGTATTTCCGGTATCTCCGGTACGGGTGGAGTACCGGGGAGCCGCGAATGTAACCGTGGGTGGAGCCCTTAGGAGAGATATCTATACATACAGTAGTTTGATCTTGAAATACCTTACTGATCAGGGGGTACTCAACAAGGCCTCTGACCAGCCTTATCCGGTATGTCAGAGCGCTTTCCGGTATGTCCCCGGCACTTCTCCGGTACATCACGCACCGTGACATCGACCTTTGGCCGACTCTCCGGAAAACCCTCACGGGCACTGGCAGGGATACCGGAGATACCGGAAATACCGAAGAACCACGTTTCCGCAGCTCAACACCAACACGAGTCCCAGGAACCCACATACCGGGGACATACCGGAAAGGCTTCCGAGATACCGGATAGCGAAAACGGGGGCGGTGACTCACAGTGCCCTCCCGAGCAGCTCCGGGTGCGGTACGAACGACGCGTCCTTCAACTTCCGGCCGTCGGCCCCGGCCCGCTCGACGCTCGCGATCCACCCCTGCTGGGCGAGCACCAGCAGAGCGGCCCGAATGCCCTGGGCTCCGTGCTGCTTCACCCAGGAGCGGCCGCGCAGCCCGGCGCGCACGGTCTCGACGGTGAACTCCTCAACCCCCTTGCGGCGGATCCACGACAGGACGTTCTCGGCCGCCTCCTGCACCGGCCCAGACGGGCGCCCCGGATCGTTGCCTGCACCGCCGCCCAGGACGGCGACAGCGTGCGGGATGGCCCAGTCGGCGATGGTGAGGGCGTCAAGCATGGCGGGCACGTCCACGGGTTCGCTGGGGCTCTTCCCGGAGGCCAGATGCAGCAGCGCGGCGATCCGGTAGACGAGCCCTTCCAGCTTCTTCGCCCATCCCTTCATCGCGGCCAGGTCGCCGGAGTCGGGGTCGACCCGCTCTTCGAGGCGGCGCCGCCATTCCAGGTGGAGGGCTTCGGCGTCCTCGCCGATCTGCATGGGCACTGGCCCGAGGGGTTCGCCGTTCTCGTCGACGGCGCGGCCGGAGGGCAGGACCGCATAGAAGGTGCGTTTCACCGTGGCCCGCCAGGCGTCGGCCAGGTGCGGCGGCACGCTGGGCGGGTCCTTGTCGCGGCGGCCGGCGAGCGATTCGGGGGCGGCGAGCAGGAACCGGTTGAGCAGGCCGCGGTCGGCGACGGCCGAGGAGTTGAGGGCGTCGGCGATGACGACGGGTTGTACGGCCAGCGACACCGTCAGGGAGGGGCGGGCGACTTCGAAGGGTTCGCGGGTGATGCGTTCCAGCCGGTAGGGCTCGGAGGTGTCGAACGCGGTGAGGACGAGTTCGAGGTTGGGGATGCCTTTGCTGTAGCGGCCGGTGAGGGTGCCCATGAAGCCGCCTTCGGCGCTGATGATGCCGATGTGGCCGCCGGTGCGGTGCATGATCTTGCCGAGGACTTCGGGGGTGACGTCTCCGGCGAGCAGTTGGGGACGGGGCGGCGGGGTGTTGTCGGCGATCTCCTGCTTGATGCTGTCGAGTTCGGCGAGCAGCTTGGTGCGTTTGGTGCCGTCGGCGTCGGCGATTTTCGTGACGAGCCGGTCGCGGGTTTTCACCGCGATCTCGTGGCGTTCGGCCATGTCGGCGTAGGCGGCGTCGTATTCGGTGCGCAGGGTGCGCTCCAGCTCGTACAGCGGTGCAGTGACGGCACCGACGGCGGGCGACTTGCCTTCTCCGGAGTCGGCGATGGCAGCGAGGAACAGGTTGAGGGCCTTCTCGGTCCACTTGCCGGTGATGGTGGCGTGTCCGCCGACGAGCGCGGCCAGGGCGCCGAGGACGGCGAACGCGGGCAGGTCGACGGGCACCTGCATGTAGATGGCGACGGCTTCGACGAACTTGCCAACGTCGCCGGGCAGGGTGTGGACGGGGAACGGCGGCAGCACGGTGGGCTGCTGCTGGTCGTCTTCGGGTGAGGGCCAGTGGTGGTTGTGGAGTGCGGTGTGGTTGGGGAAGACGCCGCGGAGGGTGTCGGCTTCGCTGGCGGCCGCCATGATGCGGCGCACGTCGGAGGTGGACGTGAGGGTGGTGGTGGGCGGCTCGTCTGCGGGGTCGGGTTCGTCGTGGTGTTGGGCGGGTGCGGAGGGCCAGGGCGTTTCGGGTGCCCAGGGGCGGACGGCGCAGCGCTGCCGGATGTGGTCGAGGACTTGGGCGGGGAGTCCGCGGGCGGGCCCGGCGGCGGGGTCGGCGGCGGCGGCGGCGCGCAGGTCTTTGGCGGCGGCGGTTTCGTTGCCGCCGTAGTAGAGGTGGGCGAGGACGCGGCCGTGGGTGAGGCGTTGTCCGGCGCCGGAGGGGAGTCCGGCTTCTTCGGAGTGGACGACGGCGACGGGTACCCCGTGGTAGCCGCAGCGGACGCTGTATTTGGAGGTGCCGCCGGGGCGTAGCCACAGTTCGGCGCCGTCGCGTTCGGCCTGCACGAAGGTCCAGCCGACGGGTTCGAACAGGTGGCGCCATTCGCAGACTTCGGCGAGCGCGTCGAACGGCCCGACTTGGTTGCCGCCGGTGAGGGTGGTGGTGGCCCGCGGCCGCGGCGGCGGGGCGGTGCGTGCGGCGTGGGCGGGTTCGGGTAGATCGATGCTGTAGAGGGCGGTGGCGAGTTCGTCGAGCGCGTAGGTGGCTCCCGACGATTCGATGACCGTGCAGGCCCGCGCGAGGCCTTCCTTGCGGTTGATGGTGCCGGGGACGCGGAGCACCCGGGCGAGGTCGCCGACGCCTTCGCCGTAGTGGTAGCCGAGTTGTTCGGAGGCGGCGAGGATGACGAGCTGCCAGCGGGCGGCGAGGGTGGCCATGTCGTCGTAGTTGTCGGCGGTGACCAGGGTGGGTTCGTGGAGGAGATGCCACGGGTAGAGGCCTCCGCCGGAGTGGATCCACATGGTGGGTTCGGGCAGGCCGGAGACGGCGATGATGCGCTGCGCCTCTTCGACTGTGGCGGGCAGCTTGTTCTTCGTCTTGTGGCCGGGCCCGGCGAGGTCGATGTCGGCCCAGAATCCGGGGAATGCCAGTGAGTCGGGGGCGCCGCCGCGTTTCCCGGGGGGCGGGGCTTGGGTGAGGGTGGTGACGCGGGCGTAGATCCCTTGGCGGCCTTGCCGGTCGAGGGCGCGGATGTAGCCGACGGCGGCGTTGATGCCTGCGGTGTCGGTTGCGAAGGTGCGTCCGGCCCATTCGTCGGTGGCGACGATGTTGATGAGGCCGGGCGCCCCGCCGTGGAGCGTGGTGAGCCAGTGGCGGGACTGGTCGAGGTCTGCCTGCTCCGTGGTTGGCGGGTCGTGCTTGGTGGTCAACCGGTCCCCCATGTGCGGTGGTTGGGTGGGTGGTCAGGGTCGGGTCGGGGCCGGTCTTCGTGTGGGCGGGGCGGGCGGCACAGGTTTCTCCAGGTGGCGGGGCTACACGACTTCATCCTATGCCACATCATCATGTGGCCTACACTCTTGCGGCCTACTGTTAAGGTGGCCTCATTGGGAATGTCATGATGGAAAGGTGAGCGATCGGATGAGCGGCATCGACGAGGCGAGCGCCTTCCTGGTGGAGGCCCAGGCCGCAGCCGACAACCTCCTTGCTCTGGCACGACTGCGCCTCGGTGCGGCGATCCAGGAGGCCCGAGATGACGGGACGCCTCAGAAGGACATCGCTGACCATCTGGGCTTGACCCGGGAGCAGGTGCGCCGGCTGACGGTGGCGGCCCGAGGCATGAGTCCCAAGGAGCTCAGCGACGAGGTCCGAGCTGTACGGAACCTGCTCATGCACGGGCCGATGGCTCGCCGGAAGGGCTCGTCCGCCGTTTCGAAGTCGAAGGACTCGGCTCCGGCCACCCCAGATTCCTGAGCTCAGAACAGCCCGTCTTGCGTCGTCTCCCCGTGCGGCTCCTCCACCACGGGCCCGGCCTTGGCCGCCCGCGCCCGGTGTTTCGGCGCGCACCGCTGGCATGTCAGCGCGGTGTACAAAGTCAGGCGTGGTCTTCGGCCGGTCACCACGAGGGTGGCGGGGCGTCGGCAGGTGGAGCAGGTGGAGGTCCACATGAGGTTGCTCCGGACGTGCGGGTTGGTGCTTCTGTACCCAGTCGATTTCTGTAGCGTCTGCTGGGCTGCGGCGGCGCGCTGTGGTGGTGTCGCGGGAGGCTGCTGGGGGCGGGTGTGGGGTGTAAGTCCGCAGGTCGGGGTGATGGTTCAGAGATCGACTGGGTATTGCAACCTGCGGGCTCATTCGGGCCACCGCCTGGTGGGGATGCCTGCTTTCTCGGCGAGGTCGGCGGTGTAGCTGGCTCCGTGTGAGCCGTGTGGTTGTGGTCGGCGGCACGCGGGTTTCACGCAGGGGGCAATGAAGGCCAGGCAGTGATCGGCGCCGAGGGCGACCATGCGGTCGTCGCGGTGGAGGGCGGCGGCTGGGCAGAAGGTGCTGCCGTCTTTTCGGGTGCGCCGGTGCGCGGGGGTGCATTTCGGTGTGGAGCAGGTGGCCCAGTCGGGGCGGTGGGCTTCGACGTGGAGGGCGGTGCCGGTGTTGTCGTACCAGCCGGCTTGGTCTTCGCAGTATTCGGCGGCGTGGGTGTCTGCGCCGTCGGCGTCGCCGTGGACGACGGTGATCGTTGTGTGGCCGGCTTGGCGGGCTTGGCTGATTGCTTTGTCGAGGTAGTCCCATACGGCGGCGCTGGGGACGCCTTGGCGGGATCCGGTGATGAGGATCCGGTAGGGGGTGGTGGCCGTCTCCGTTTCGGGCTGTTCCGCCGTCGTTCCGTTTCGTTCTGCGCCTTGGGGTTCGGGCTGGCAGGAGGCGCACCGCGCACCGGCCGCGTATGGCCGGGTCGGCGTGTTTCCGCATGGCCCGGGTCCGGCTCCGCAGGGGCCGTAGAGACGGGACGGGCCCGGCCGCTGTGTGGCGGCCGGGCTGGTGGTGGTCGGGTCAGGCATCGCTGGTCTCCCCGCCGCTGGTTTTGCGTCGTCTGGGTGGTTTTCCTGCGGCTTTGCGGGCGCGTTGGCGGGTTGCGTAGTGGTGGCGGTTGGCTTCGAGGCAGGGGTCGCAGGCGATGGTTTTTTCTCGGAGGTGGCGTCGGTAGCCGCGTTCGGTGCCGTGGGGGAAGTCGTCAGCCACGACGGGCCTCCGCGCGGCCGCGGTCGCCTTGGACGGCCCGGTCGTAGTCGTTGAGGGCGTCGGTGAGCCCGTCGGGGATGGGGCCGTCTACGGC